CTTCAACGGTACTTCGCATCCTTCGGACTCCCTGTTGTCATTTGCCTCCCTTGCTTGCGAGGCTTGTCGGGCATACTCGGACGGGCATGATTGGTCTTCATGATGCGTCCAAGAACTTCAGGGCCTCACTGGTTGCCTTGCTGACATGATGTGACACGCGAATGGGCCTTCGACTCCGGGTCTCCGATCACCGCTTGCCAAGACGCGGTGATCGGTGTGGCCTTCAGGTATGGACACGCCCTGGGCAGGATCCGATAGATACCAAGATTTCGGAGCTCAATACCATTCACAGCCGGACGGCTACGCCCGGTCCATTCATCCTCGCGTCCTTTCTGTGTACGCTTCAACGCTGGACTTCGGAGGAGTGTCTGGTTACCACCCACTTTGCCGCCCTTATACCAACGCTGCAACACTCGATACGGAGCCTCTGGCTAGGAGCTACTCCGGCGGGGTTCACACCCGCTTGTCAACAAACCATTTCCAGTCCGCACGTCCAGCGACTGGTTATGTCCAATCGATTCAAGGCGATATCGAGATAAAGTTTCCCATTACAGTAACAACCACGTCATCTTTGAAGACAAACGTCAAATGGTACTTACCGCCGCCGTCGGCGCCCGGCACATCCCCAAGTTCGTAGCGCATCACGTCATCACCGAATCGGTCAATCCCCGCCCCGGAAGGCACGCCGAGCGCCGCCTTGATCTGAGGCTTCGTTGCGCCTTGAAATAGCGGGTACACCTTGGCCAAATCCGCCATTCTTCGACGCTCTTCCGTGGATGACGCTTTCCATTCATTGCCAAAGTCAGTCTGTTCGGTCGTTAGCTCGGCCGTGACGTTCGTGGCGACGGGTTCGTTCGCCTCTTCGAGGACGACGGTGGGCGGTGGTGCGGACGTGCGGGATGGCGTCGCCAGCGGGTCCTGACTCGTCGGCCTTTCGCCGCATCCGATCAATGCCGACGCAGCAAGTAGACATGCAAGAATTCGATACATGGTGGGTCTCAAAGCTGTTAAGGGACATAACGACCGCGATCACGCCGCGGCGGTCAAAACGCTTTCCATGCCGCCCGATCCCATCCGCCGCTGGCGTGCATCGTTTGGTTCGTCCGCACGGTTCGTCCGCGGCCGGCACGGGACTGGGCGACCGTCGCCCAGTCGAACGACCGTCATCTTACCGCACGGCCGGCGCGGCGGCAATCGTCTTTTGCCGTGGACGTGGACGCGGGACATTCAGGGCAGGCCGGGCCATCGCCGGGATGGCTTGGTTTTGCTAGACGAGCCGCACGTTTTTCTGCGGCTCCGGGAATGCGATAGCGGGAAGAGTACATCGGAGCCCTGCAGCGTAGCCGACCGGACGGTCTTTCAACAGGATTTTTTCTTGGAATCGCCAACGGCGCGGCCAAGGGCAGGTAAATTTTGAACAGGAGGAAACAAAGGTAACGGAGACCAGGGCATGCCTCTGTTGTCTTTGTTGCCTCCTGTTCAATAGGACACAGAGGATGCGATAGCGGACAGATCCGGCCGAAGCCAGCGATGCCGGGAACCGTGGCGTCTGGCCAACGGAGATTTCAGCGGCCCCGGGTTCTGCGGACGAACTTCTAATTCTACGGGACCAATAATTAGTTACTGCGGCGATTTTGGCCACAGAACGCTCATCGACCGAGTCATGAGCCTAGCGAAGAAGCGGCTGTCTGGCAAGCTGTTGCGGCGAATTCCCTTCGACTGGGTACGCGTTTTATGTGGTCCATATACCATGCAGGCGATACCTCTCCAGCGGCCCCTCGAATGGCCATCGGTTTTATGGAGTGACTTTCCGGCGGCAGAATACGCAATCGCCAGTAAACAGCTGGACATCCTAAGCGGCGGAATCGCTGTGCCTTGCGTCCAATCCCATCCGAACGGGTGTGAGTATTCTGCCGCTGGTCTCGGCGGCAGAACGCGCTCGCAGGATCCCCCACGTCCGCCAGCGTCGATTCTGCGGTCCCGCCAGATATACCTCCGGTATAACCCCCATTTGTCTTTACGCCCCGCCCGGATTTCTTCATGCTCAGTTCATGGCCACGCTGAGCAGCAATTCGACCGACGCCCAAGTCCTCGCCGCATACGACGACAACGCTTCGTATGAAGAGGACAGCAGCCGCGCGAAGGCCGACGCCTTCATCACCGCCTGCCGCATCCTGCGCAATCGGCTGCCCCTGTCCGCCGGGCGTGGCCCGCAGACGTTCACCCGCGAATCCCTGCAAGCCGAAATCGAAGCGGCCCAGCGGTGGAAAGATGCCCACCCCGCAACCACGGGCGCTGGCAGCGGGCGGGTCCGTTACCTGTCGATGGAGAACTTCCGAGGATGACTGCAAAACGCCGACCACAAAGCATGGCGGGCAGCATCCTGGAGCAGTTCGCCGAGCTGAAGTCCGACTACGATATCGGGAAAGCCTCGCGGTACAAGCGGACCAAGACCGGCATCATGACGCTGGGCTCCCACGCCGACTACCACTACCGCACCGAGTCCGCCTACTTCGGCGCGATGGAAATGGCCCGCGAAATGACCCGCAACAACCCGCTGGTCATGCAGGGCGTCCGCCGCCTGGTCGCCAACGTCGTGGGCCGCGGCTTCGTGCTGGACAGCGACAGCGGCGACAAGGCCATCGACGACGTGAACGGCTACCGCTGGGCCGAATGGTCCCGCTCGCCCGAAGCCTGCGACGATCAGCAGGAACTCGACTTCCACGGGATGGAGAAGCTGACCCTCCAGCACGTCATCATCGACGGCGACATCTGCTCGCTGCCGAATCGAGACGGCGGGATCGAATCGCAGGAAGGGCATCGGCTCAAGACGCCTCGCAACACGACCAAGAACGTCGTGCATGGGGTCCAGCAGGACGAACGGCGCCGACGCCTGGCCTACTGGTTCACGAAGGAAGACATCGAGCCCTGGCGCTCGGTCACCCGCGTGAACGACATCACGCAGATCCCCGCTCGCGACCAGCGAGGACGCCGCCAGGTGTTCCACCACTACCTGCCGGACCGCCGCAGCCAGACCCGCGGTGTGACGGCCTTCGCCCCGATGGCGGACACGGCCGACCACTGGGACGACCTGCAGTTCGCCAACCTGGTGGCCGCCAAGATCCAATCCTGCTACACGATCCTCCGCGAAATGGACGCCGGAGCCCCGGTCCTGCCATTCGCCGGCGGTGGGGACCACAGCGAAACCACCGAAACGCGGCCGGACGGCGAGACGCGGACCCTGACCGACATCGCGCCCGGGTTCGAGATTTACGGGTACAAGGGCGAGCGGCTGCGGGGCTTCGTCCCGACGCTGCCGGGGCTGCAATTCTTCGAGCACTCGCAGATGCTGCTGGGCATCCTCGCCGTGAATCTGGACCTGCCGCTGTGCGTGTTCCTGCTGGACGCCAGCGAGACGAACTACAGCGGCTTCCGGGGCGCGATCGACCAGGCCCGCCAGCGGTGGCGTGAAATCCAGTCCTGGATGATGACCTCGTTCCACGGTCCCGTGTACGAATGGAAAGTCCGCCAGTGGGCCGTGACCGACAGTGCGCTTCGCAAGGCCGTCGAGCGTGCCGATTCCCTCCGCGCGTCCCTCGGCTACATCCCGGCCGGCGAAGTCAACCCGTTCGCCCACGTGTGGCACGCTCAGGAGCTGCCCTACATCCAACCGGTGGACGACGCGACGGCTGACATCCTGCAGGCCAAGGGATTGCTGTCCTCCCCGCGGCGGCTGGCGGCCTCGCGCGGGATCGACTTCGGGGACCTGACGGAAGAGATCGTCGCCGACCACGGGGCGCGGATCGAGCTGGCCCACGCCAAGGCCGAAGAGCTGAACGCCCGCCTGGGGCTCGATCTCACCTGGCGGGACATCCTGACCTGGCCGATGCCCGAAGGCGTGCAGGTCAGCGTCCAGCAGCGCGGGACGCCCGGCAACAAGAGCCGGTCACGCCCCGCCTCGAAACCCGCCCCGGCCAACGAACCGAAACCAGCCAACGAGGGTGACGATGACTGAACTGCAAGTTCCCTACTACGAGCAGTGGATCGGCCCGTGGGCGATCCTGCCCGACGCGCTCACGCAAACGCTCGAGCTGTTCCGCAAGACGGACTTGCACATCCATCTGCAACAGCAGGCTGCGCGAAAAGGGGACAGGACCCTTTTGTGCGAAGCACCCTCCGGGCCGTTCCGGCAAAAGGGTCCTGTCCCCTTTTCACGCAGCGACACAACCGGCGACGTGGCGATGATTAGCTTGACCGGCAAGCTGATGAAGCAGCAGGCCAGCATGGGCGGCGGCACATCCACCGTCCAGGCCCGCCGCGACATCCGAGCCGCCGCAAGTGACCCCGACATCGGCGCCATCCTACTGCGGATCGACTCACCCGGCGGCACGGCTGCCGGCACGAAAGAGCTGGCCGACGAGATCGCCGCCGCCAAGGCCAAGAAACCCGTCTGGGCCTACGTCGAGGACATGGCCGCCAGCGCCGCCTACTGGGCGGCCTCGCAAGCCTCGCGGATCATCGCCAACGAAACGGCCCTGATCGGCTCGATCGGCACGTATGGCGTGGTCCAGGACACCAGCGGCATGGCCGCGATGGAGGGTGTGAAGGTCCACGTCATCCGCGCCGGGGCCTTCAAAGGCGCCGGCACCCCCGGTACCGAGATCACCGCCGAGCATCTGACCGAGATGCAACGAACGGTGGACGGGCTGAACGAGTATTTCCTGGCTGGCGTAACCGCAGGCCGCTCGATGCTCACCGCCGCGCGGGTCCGCGAGCTGGCCGACGGCCGCGCGTACCTCGCCGCCGAAGCCAAAACACTGGGCCTGATCGACGCCATCGGCAGCTTCGACCAGGCGTTATCCGAACTCCAATCCCAAGTCAAACCAAGGAGAGAACCGATGCAAACCTCGCTCGTCGAAACGGCCGTCGATGCCGCCCTGGCCATCGAAGTGCCCCCCGCAGCCCCGCAACCCCAACTCGCCAAGCCCCCGGTCGCCGGTCCCGCGTCCTACCAGGAACTCGTCGCCGGCTGTGTCGGCGCGGACCCGGCGTTCCTCTGTTCGCAGCTCGCCGCCGGCGCGACCCTCGCCCAGGCGCAGACCGCCTGGATGACCGAGCAGAACAGGCGGATCGTCGCCGCCCAGCAGCGCCCCGGCGTCGAGGCCGTCGGCACCAAAGCCACCGGCAAAAGCTCGCCGTCGATCGACCCCGACGCCATCGCCAACTGGAACGCGCTGATCGAAGCCGAGCAGCAAACCGGCAAGACCCTCGCCCAAGCCACCCGAGCCTGTGTCGTCCAGCACCCCGACGCACACCTCGCCTACCTCGCCGCCTTCAACGCCAGCGTCCCGTGCGATTAACGTCGGTGTGGCACGGCCTACTTGTTGGCCGTGTGTGCCGAAGTCGGCGCGCCCCTAAATCGCCCCCCTCGCCACTCCGTTCCCTCCGTTCCCTGCTGTTCAACGATTTGAAACAAGGACCCCACCCATGAGCCAACACATCGAAGGCCCCCGCAAGACCTTCAAAGCCGCGACCGCCCTCGAAGCGTTCCGCCGCGTCAAGATCACCGACCCCACGACCTCGCCCAGAACCGTCGGCTATGCCGGCGTTACGGACATGGCGATCGGCGTCACCGAGCGATACCACGTCGCCGGCGCCGACTGTGCGATTTATCTCGCCAACGCCCAAGGCACCCGCAAGATGACCGCCTCTGGCGCCATCACCGGCGGCAACGAAATCTACGCAGCCGCGAACGGCAAAGTCGCCAGCACCGGAACCGTCGTCGAAGGCAAGGCCCTGGAGTCGGTCACGGCCGACGGCGACGTCTTGGAAGTCCTGCCCGTCGGCAACGCCGACATCTCGACGGCGATCACCGGCACGACGGCCGCCACGTTCCAGGTCGATTCGGATCTCGGCAAGCCCCGCGCCGGCCTGAAGAGCCAGACCGGCGGCACCGGTAACTTCGTGGCCTACTACCAGGCCCCCGCCACGCTGACCGGCAACCGGACCTACACCGGCCCGGCGGACGCCGACGACACCCTGGTCGGCGCGGCTGCCGCCCAGACCTTGACCAACAAGACGCTCACCAGCCCCGCGATCAACGACCCGGCCGTCAACAAAGCCATCGAAATCTTCACCGCCGACGACACGCTGACCAAGGCCGAAACCGGCAAGGTCTGTACGAACCTCGGCGCCCTCGCCGCCGTGACCTTGACCCTGCCCCAGGACGCCGTTGTCGGAGACTACTTCGACTTCGTCGTGATGACCGCTCAGGAACTTCGCATCGACCCGGGCGCCGCCGGCGCGATCTACATCAACGGCGCGAAGCAGACGGACAACAAGTACATCAGCGCCGACGACGAAGGCGAAAGCGTTCGCCTGATCGCGGACGGAAACGGCGATTGGGTCGCCTGCTTCGGCGTCGGCACCTGGACCGTCGAAGGATAATCCCCAGCGAACCCCGACGCCCCCCGGCGAGCCGTAGGGCGTTAGCCCACGGGTAATCCCCACACCCCGCCCACCAATAACCTGCCACCAAGGAGACCACCCCATGCCAGCCCCTCGCACCGCACTGAACGGATACCGTCCCGACCTGGGGACGATGTTCGACTTCGACGTCCTGATGAACCAACGCGGCTTCATCGGCAACCAGGTCGCGCCCGTCTTCGAGTCGGCCGTCCAGTCCGGCACGTTCGGCAAGATCCCGCTCAAGCAGCTGCTGCAAGAGCCGGAAGTCGGCCGCGACAGCCGCGGCAACTACAACCGGGCCAACTTCACCTTCGAGGACACCACGTTCGGCACGAAGGAGAAGGGCATCGAAATCCCGGTCGACCGCCGCCAGTCGAAGATGTACCGCTCGTTCTTCGACTTCGAGACCGTCTGCGCCGCCACCGCCTTGGACATCGTGCTCCGGGCGCAGGAAAAGCGCGTCGCCGACCTGATCTTCAACGCCACCACGTTCGCCGCTCGGACGGCGGGCGTCACCAACGAGTGGGACGACTTCACCAACGCCACGCCCGTGACCGACGTGAACAACGCCGTCATGGCGATCTGGCAGGCGTGCGGACTCTGGGCCAACGCCCTGATCATCAACCGCAAGGTATTCCGCAACCTCCGCCGCTGCGACGAGGTCACGGACATGATCGCCTCGCAGGGTGCCGGTTCGTCCATCGAGCCCAGCAAGATCACCGCCGCCGTCCTGGCCAGCGTATTCGATCTGCGATACGTCATCGTCGCTGGCGGTGCTCGCGACACGGCCAACGAAGGCCAGGCCGTGAGCATCTCGTCGATCTGGAGCGACGAGTACGCCATGATCGCCCGGGTCGCGGAGACCGACAACATCGAAGAGCCCTGCCTGAGCCGCACGCTTCACTGGGGCGAGGACGGCTCGCGGATCGGCGGCACGATCGAGACCTACTACGAGGACCAGAGCCGCGGCGACGTCTGCCGCGTCCGCCACGAAGTCGAGGAGAAGATCCTCTACACCGAAGCCGCCTACCTCCTGAGCAACATCACCACCTAACGGCGAGCCGTGCCCCCGGCGAGCGGTGTGGCGTAAGCCCACCGGTGCCCTCGGCGAGCCGTGTGGCGTTAGCCCACTGGTAACCTTCCCCCACCATCCCCATGCCCACCCCCTTCGACACGCTGTACGAACGATTCGTCGCACCGGCCGCCGACCGCTTGTTCGGCGAACCGGTCACTCTGCAGCGTGGCGCAATCACGACCCCAAACGTCACCGCCTCCTGGACCGACCAGGCCGGCCGGATCGAAAGCGCCGACGCCGGCATGGTCATCCTCGTCGATCGGACTTGGCTCGTGCGAAAGACCGCGTACCTGATCGACGGTGCAGCGGTCGAACCGCAGAAGGGCGACCGCCTGATCGACGCCGGCGGCGCCGCGTGGGAGGTCCTGCCCAACATCGCCGGTCCGGCGGTCACCAGCTACAGAGGCGGCCACGAATGGGAAATCAGAACCAAACGAGTTTGACAAATTGTAGTCATCACGCTCCGCGTGATGATCAGCCCCAATGAACAACCGAGTCCAAGAAATCTGCCAAGCCGTCGTCGACCTGCTGGACGCTGCCGACGAAGCCGAAGTCTTCACCGAGCCGCTGGGGGCCGTCCGCACCTACATGACCGCGGCGGAAATCGAAGACTTCAGCACCGTCAACGTGCTCGTCGTCCCCTCGCATTCCAGCCGCAAGCGGACCAGCAACGGCACCTATCGCCGCGACGTGGTGGTCGAGATCCTCGTGCGCAAGCGGTTCAGCGAGGACGTGGACGACGACCTGACCAATGCCGACGCGACGGTCTCCTTGATCGAAGAAATCGACGACTACCTCGCCCACCCCGACCATCAAGACCTGCTGCTGCCGGACGGCGTATTGGCGGTCTACGTCGAGCCGGGCGACAAACGAGCGGATTCCGAGATCACCAACGGCCTGGGCGCCTACTGGCACTGGGAACACATCACCACGCTACGGCAGGTCACCGGCACCGTGCGCGTGGCCTACCACACGGACGAGGACTACTGATGGGCAGAGGCGCGATCGGAGTGGAAGCGAAGATCTTCGAGCGGATGCGCGCGGTCAACAGCGCGGCCAAGAAAGGCGCGTTCCGCAGCCTCTCGCACGCCGCGGCCAGCATCCGCAAGGCGGCGATCGAGTCGATGATCTTCGCGCCCAAAGCATCCCGGCCAGGCACCCCGCCGCACGCCCACCAAGGCAAGCTGCGGCGGTCCATCCGTTACTCCGTAGACGAAACGAACGTCACCGTCGGCCCGTCCTATTCGGCCATTCGCCGCGGCGGCCGGCCGCCCTGGCTCGGCTCCATGCACGAGCGCGGCGGCACCTTCCGAGGCAAGAAAAAAGGAACCAAGCGATACATCCCCGCGCGGCCCTTCATGGCCCCCGCGCTGGCAGCAGCATCGAAACGATTCAAAGCGTCCTGGAAGTCCTCGATTTCCTGACGCGTCCAGCCGCAAGTGTGGCACGGCCCACTCGTTGGCCGTGTCTTCGCATCAACACGGCCAACAAGTAGGCCGTGCCACGCAAAAGACCAACCCCAAGGAGCCCCACCCATGTCCAAGAAACGCGTTGCCTGGGAATTCATGGTGTACTACGGCGCCGCCGGTTCGACGGCCGCCACGCTGATCGACAAGAACATCGTCGACATCGATCCCGGCGGCAACCAGGACGAATACGTCGACCTGCCCACCCGCGGAGACGGCGTAACCATGCCGCAGCAAGACGAATACCCCGTCAAGGCGGCGGCGACCCCGAAGTTCTCCATGACCTATCACGACGGCGACACGCACATGGCCGCCCTGCTGGCCGCCGCGGACGCCAATCCCCGCGTTGGCAAGGCGTTCAAGTTCGTCCGGCACAACGGCGGCGCCACCGCCCGCGACGGCGACTTCTGGCTCCGCTACAGCTCCCCCGGCCCCATCGCCGAAGGCCAGGTCATCGAATTCGAGCTGCACCCCACCAGCGCCTACGGCCGCGCCTGGACCTAAGTGCCGCATGGCTTCTGGCCGAAGGCCACGATTCACCCTTTGGCCGAAGGCCACAATCCACCGTAGCCTAGGGCAACGCCCTAGGACCGCAACCCCCGCGACCCCCTTTGGCCGAAGGCCATATTCACCAACCAACGCCGCCACCCGCCCCAACGCCCCCCAGGATACAACCCATGCCCCGCGCCCAAGACATCCGCTCGTTCTCGTTCCCCGGATACTCGTTCCAAGACGCCGCCGCCGTGGTCGACTTCACCGGCATCGTGGCCGTCGAGAAAGAACTGCCTGCCGTGGCCGCCGCCAAGACCGGCTCGCTCACCACGCGCACCGATGACGACACCGGCGAAGCCACCCTCTCGACCGGCCACGGCATCCTCACCAGCGACCTGGTGGACGTTCACTGGGACGGCGGCGTCCGCTTCGGAATGCTCGCCAGCGTCAGCGGCAACGTCGTCAGCTTAAACGGCGGAGCCGGTGACGCTCTCCCGGCGAAAGACACCGCCTGCACCGTCGTCAAGCAGACGCCCATCGAAGTCAACTTCGACGGCGACGATTTGCAGGTCATCGGCATCTTCTACCGCAACCCCTCCGACACCGGCGCCAAGGCCCACCTCGACCTGCAGGACGCCGGCAACGCCTCGATCGAGGAACTCGACCTCGTTCACGAAAAAGCCAACGGCGGCTGCAGCAAGATCTGGAACATCGACGCCGGAGACACCAACCTGTTCAGCGGCAACCGCATCACCCACGGCGCCGCCTCGCACGACAGCGCCTCAGCCGGAACACTCTACATCCTGGCCGGCATCAATTCGTAATGTAGCCATCACGCTCCGCGTGATGATCGCCAACAACAACCGTAATCGGGAAGGATTTTCAATGTCAATTTTTCGGGATCTCGATGGCAACGAATGGCGAGTCCAACTGGACGCCTTTGCGATCGAGGAGGTGAAACGCGAGACAGGAATTGACCTGGCCGACATCTCCGCCGGCGGCTGGCTGGCCATCGCCACCGATGCCGCCGCGGTCGGCCGCGTGCTCGCCGTCCTGTGCGGCGAGGAAATCCGGGCTCATAAAGTGACCGCTCGAGCCTTCGCCCGCTTGGTTCGCGGCGATGCCATCCCGCGAGGGCGTGAGGCGCTGCTTGACGAGGGTGCCGATTTTTTCCCGGCGAGCGAATGGTCCGAGATGCAGTCGAGCTTGATGAAGAGACGGTCGAGCAAGACGCAGACGGACCAGCTGAACCTGATCGGCCTGGACAACGCCACGAAGATCCTGCCGCTGGCCGAAGCCTTCATGCGGCTGGATGCGATGACCCAGCAGCAGCTGGTGGACGAGGCCAGGGCGTCTACCGATTCGCCGATTTCCGCGGACGCCGCGTCTGCATCTGGCCAGGAGAACACCCCGCCGACCTCTGCCACCGCCTCGCCGGCGAGTGCGGAGTCCCCGCTCGTGGACTCTCGCTGAGGGTCCTGTGGCTGATGGCCCACGCCCGGCGCGAGCGGCAGCGGCAGCTCGCTCTCGACGTCCGCTTCACGATCTGGACGCAGGACAAATTCGACGTGGAACAGTTCGTCAAACGCGGATCAGTTGCCGTCTACAAGTCCTACCCGCTGCCGGACACGCCCGCGATGCGTCAGGCGCGGGCGGACCTGGAAGCCGAACGCAAACTGGTAGCAGAAAGGATGAAACAGCATGGCCAGCAGGGCTGACATCGAGGCCGGCCGCGCGTTCGTGCGGCTATACCTTCGCAACGAGCTGACAAGCCAACTCGCCGGGGCGCTCAAAGCCGCCTCGACCCGGCTCTCCGCGTTCGGCGATTCCGTCAAGAGCCTCGGCGCTTCGATGGCCGCGATCGGGGCCAGCGTCTCGCTACCGATCGCCATGATCGGCAAACGGTTCGCCGACTTCGACGATCAGATGCGAATCGTCGCCGGAGTCACCGGAGCGGCCGGCGCCGACTTCCAAATGCTGACCAACGAAGCAAAACGTCTTGGAGCAACCACCAGCTACACCGCTTCCGAGATCGCGGGCCTGATGGTCGAACTGGGCCGCGCCGGGTTCAATCCCCAAGAGATCATGGCGTCCACCGAAGCGATCCAGAACCTCGGCCGCGCAACCGCCACCCCGCTGGCCGAGGCTGCGGCCATCGCCGGTGCCGCCCTGCGGCAGTTCAACATGCCCACCAGCGAAGCGACCCGCGTGGCCGACGTGCTCGCCACCACGGCGAACAGCTCCGCTCAAACAGTCAAGGACCTCGGCGACGCGCTCGCCTATGTCGGTCCCGTAGCCACCGACGCCGGGCTCTCGATCGAGGACACCGGCAAAGCGCTCGGCGTGTTGGCCAATTTGGGACTCAAAGGCTCGATGGGCGGCACCGGCTTTCGCAGGGCCATTCTCGCCTTCGCCGACCCGGCCGCCCAGAAGAAACTCAAGGCGCTCGGTGTCGATGCCGTGGACGCGAACAAGAAGCTCCGCCCCATCGCCGACGTGATGATCGACCTGGGCAAAGCCACCGCCAAGATGCCCAACTCGGAACGACTGGCCTTCTTCCAGGATGTCTTCGACCTGCGCGGCATGACCGCGGGCATGAAGCTCTCGGCGTCCGTCGCCGAGATGGAAAAGATGTCGGCGGCCATCGACAACGCCGCGGGCCGCGCCAAGTCCACCGCCGCCATGATGGACTCCGGCCTCGGCGGTTCGATCCGCATTATGATGTCGGCCGTGGAAGGTCTCGCCTTGGAGATCGGCGACACGCTCGCCCCCACGTTGCGGATGCTGGCCAAGACGGTCGAAAACGCCGCTGGTTCAGCGATGGCCTGGGTCAAGGAACACAAGGGCATCGTGCTCACGGCCGCCGCCGTCGCCGCCGGGCTCGTGGCGGCCGGCGCGGGCCTGATCGCCCTGGGCGTGTCCGCCAAGCTGGCGGCCGTGGCCCTCGGCACGGCGGCGATGGCCGTGGGCGCTGTCGGCGCTGTGGCCCGCGGGATCGGCAACACGATCGCGTTCCCGTTCCGGCTGCTGGGAGCCGCGGCCTCGACGGCGGCCGGCGTCATCAGCGGCACCCTGCGGCGCGCGGCATCGGTCGCCGCGGGTGCTTTCACCGGACTGGCGCCCGGCGCCCGCGCAGCGTTTCTGCCCGTCGTCTCGGCAGCCGCCTCGGCCGGGGCCGCCATCGGCCAGCGGATCGGAGCCGGGGTCGGGGCGGCAGCGGCGAAGACCGCCATGTTCGCAGCTCGGTCAGTCCCGGCTGTCATCAAGGCCATGCAGGGGATCGGTCCGGCGGCCCAGAGCGCCTGGTCGATGATCAAGACCACGGCGGACCCGGCCTATCTCAAAGCCACTTGGCAGGACATCCGCGCAGCCGCGGGGCGTGCCTTCCGAGCGATGCGTTCCGATGCGTTCTCGTTCTACAAGCTGCTGCGAACCTCGCTGGATCCGGCCTATCTCAAGGCGACGTGGGCCAGCGTCCGCACCGGGGCCGGTGTGGCGTTCCGATCGGCGCGGGCCAGCGTCTTCGGTTTTTTCAACGCTCTCAGAACCGCGCGAGGCGCGGCCGCCGGCCTGGTTGGCACGATGGCTCGCATGGGCGGCGGCATGGGCCGGGGACTCGGCCGTCTCGGCGGCGCGGCCGGCGGCTTGGTCGGAGCTGCCGGGCTGCTGGGGGCGATGGGCATCGGCGGTGCCTTCGCCCCCATGCTGGCGATGGCCCCGCTGGTCCTGGGCGTGCTCGGCTCGATCGGTGCGGCCGTGGCCGCGGTGGCGTCTCCCGTGGGCCTGCTCGCGGCCGGCGTGGTGGCCGGGGCCGTGGCCTGGGTCAAGTTCTCCGAACACGGCCGCGCGGCCTGGCAAGGTCTCGTGACCGCCGTGCTCCCGATCGTCGAAACGTTCAAGGGCACCTTCGGCGCCGTCAAGGACGCGATCACTGCGGGCGACTGGGGAATGGCCGGAAAGCTCGCAATTGCCGGCATGAAGCTGGCCGTCTTCCAGGGCCTGGGCGAAATCGAAAAGGCGTTTCCCAACGTCTTCGCCACGATCCTCCGCACCGTGGGCAAGATCGGCGACGGCCTGGTCAAGGCATGGGGCAAGGTGACCGGCTTCCTGACCGACCAGTGGAACAACTGGGGCAAAGCGACTCTCGACACGATCCTGGAAGTCGCCGGCCTGATCCCCCAAATCTGGCAGCAAGCCGTCGAGAGCATGGCCAACTGGATGCTCGAACAGTCGGCCAAGGGCGGCTTGTCCGGAGCGATCATGTCCAAGATCCTCGGCGTGGACATGGCCGATGAACAGGCACGCGCCGAAGCGATGGAAGAAGCCCGCCGCGAAGTCCACAAGCGAAACCTGGAACACGCTATCGCCCAGGGAAAGCAAGAAGGTCTCGACACGACGCAACTCGAAGCCGATCTGGCCGCGCTCGGAGGTCCGCAGCAGAAGGTGGACGTTCTCGCCGACGCCCGCCAGGCGGTCAAAGCCTACACCGACCAGCTCCGCAGCGACCTTGCCAAAGCTGGCGATGAGGCTGGGGAAGGCCGCGTTTCTGAAGCGCTCGAGTCGTTCCTCTCGAAGATCGAATCCGGACTCTCCGTTGCCGAAGCCGAAGCAGAATTTGCACGGCTGAAAACCCAGCAGCAAACCGACCAATACGCCGCGGATTTCGAGGCCGCGATGGGGGCCGAATCCGCAGCGGGAACGCAAGGCGCAACTGGATCGCAAAGCTCGCCTGCTGGTCCTGCCGGTGCTGTGGCAGGACTGCAGCACGCCGTTGCTCTCGGCCCGACCTACTCCGCGGCCGCCGCCCAAGCAGCCGGGCAGATGGGCAGCGGCGGAAGCCCGCAAGAGAAGATCGCCACCTCGATCCACGACATGACCAAGACCCTCCGCGAACTGGGCCTGCTCAGCCGCAAACAGGACGTCAGCAACCAACAAGTCGTGACCATGTACGAACGTTTCCTAGCCGCCTTCACCTACGGATAGAAGCACCCCCGGCGAGCCGTGCGGCGTCAGCCCACGGGTCCCTCTCACCTAACACCTAACACCTCTCACCTAACATGGACCTCACCCTCCGCCTGAAAACCGGCTCCGACCTCACGCTCGATCGCGAGAACCTCACGATCGTGCGCAAGTTCGAGGTCCTCGGCACCCTGCCGTACCTCCACGGCGGCGACTGCTTCGACTGGCTTTCGTCGCAAGTGATGGCCCTGATCGTCGGCGGCTATGCGACCTACGGCACCGACATGGGCACCTTGTTCTGGAACTCGATCCAGCTGCACGAAAACGTCTACGCCCAGCACTACGACATCAGCGTGACCTATTCGCCCGTCAACCGGCAGACGGGCACGTACCAGATCACCGTGGACCAGGCTGTGGGAAACGTCCACGTCACCGCCGGGGAACGGATCGCCGGCTACCCAGTGGACTCATGCCCTAATTCTGGCGGCGTCTTCTGGAATGGCGAAGAGGTGACCGGCTGCGAAGTACCCGTGGCCGAAGACCGCTTCACCGTCATGTACCGTCATCCCCAGGCGTTCCTGAACGCCGCGTACATCCGCAATGTCGGCACGCTCCGCGGCTATCCCAACGCCGACGTGTTCCTGGGCTACCAGCCCGGCGAGCTGCGTTACATGGGCGGCAACTTCTCGCAAACCGAGTGTGAAGCGACGGCCAGCTACAGCTTCGAGTCCAGCCCCAACGTGACGAACCTCGTTGTCGGCGGCATCACGATCGCCAGCAAGAGCGGCTTCGATGTCGTCTCGCCCGTCTACCAGCCTGCCGCCGAGACCAACAGCGATGGCAAGACCCACGCCGCCAAGAAGTTGAAATACATCGAGATCATCCGCCCCCGGCCGCACAAGGTCTATTCGTCCGTTTTCGGTTGGAGTTGACATGCGAAAAGTTCGACCAAAACAGACCTGGAAACCGCCCACCGCCGCCGAGCACAACGCGACTGCAGCCGCGGTCGCCGCGTATCAGCGTGGCTCGGACCGGCCCCCGGAACGCCAGCAGCCGGTCGAAACCGACGTGATCATGGTCCGCAACGCCTCCGGGACCGACAAACGCCGCGGCGACGTGCTGGCCGTGACCAAGACGCGACTGCTGACCACGCTTACCCGCGAGCATCCCTGGATCACCGCCACCGGCCTGGGCGACGCCAACCGCAACTACATCCTCTGCGTCCTACTCGACCCGCTACCCGCCGGCAAGATCGGACCGGCCCAGATCAGTGGCGTCTCGCTCGCCTACGTCAACGTCATCGCCACCTGGCACCGTCGAGCGTTCCCCTACGGCGGCTCGACCGTCCAGTCGGGCCTCTTCGGACCGATGGAGCTGCTGAACGCGCCCACGGTCACCGGCGAGCAGCTCTGCCACATCAAGATCGGCCACGCCGACAATCGCAGCGTGGTCGCCAAAGTCGGCCGATCGGGCATCCCCGCCGCCCGCCGCGGCCGACGCTGCCTGATGCTCGGCAGCGGACCGGTCAGCCTCTACGGCCCGACCGGCTTCATCGGCCAGCAATGCCTGCTGACGGATGCTTGGGGCAGGTTTCTCACCGTCACCGCCTACAACGCCACCTGTGAGTCCATCGAAGCCAACACCACCGTCCGACTCGAACCCAGCGACGACTGGCTGCCCCTCGCCCTGGACCCGTCGTGTGACGAAAGCAGTTCGTCCAGCGATTCGTCGAGCGATGACAGCAGCAGCGATTCGTCCAGCGATTCGTCCGACAGCTCCGACTCATCAAGCGACGACAGCAGGTCGGATTCATCCAGCGACGACAGCAGCTCGGACTCGACGAGCGACAGCACGAGCGCGAGCGATTCCGACAGCAACCAGCCACCGAGTGATTCCGGCAGCGACGCGCCACCGAGCGACTCCGGTAGCGAGTCGCCTTGCCCCTGTAACGGCACGTGTCTGTATAGCGGTGGATCTGGCGTCTGGTACCTTCTCGAAGATGGTACGACCTGTGCCGCGCCGTGCTATTGCGAGCCGCCGGGGGAACTTCCCGATTACACCGGTCAGATAGTCGAGGGCACGTGCTGGGGACCGTGCGATGAATCCAGCGATTCCAGCAGTGACCAGCCGCCCAGCGACTCCGGCAGCGACCAACGGCCCAGTGATTCGGGCAGCGACGAGCCGCCCAGCGATTCCGACGACTCGAACAACGACTCGAACAACGACTCGAACGACGTCTCGAACAGCGATTCCAGCAGCGATTCCAGCAGCGACCAGCCGCCCAGCGATTCCAGTAGCGACAGCAGCGATTCTTCCGGCAGCGACGGCAACGATTCCGACAATGGCGTCTACGACTGTGCCGGAGACTGCTGGTGGACATGGAATGGCAGCAGTTGGGATCTCACAATCAATCAATGTTACTCTTGGCCCATCGACGGGCAGACATGTACCTGTAATCCACCGATCAGCAACGGTTGGTACGTCGGCCAACAAGCGAGTGGAGGTGCGTGCTTCAAACCGTAGGAATAAATATGACCTGCAAACACCTATTCATCGACGTCTGCCATCTGGCCCGCCAGCTGTGTCAACAGTACGACATCGACGCCGCCCCGCGTCCGCACAAGACGGCCTGCGAGTTTTGCACGCACAAGGCCGATCCGCCGCAGCAAATCAACGAGGTAATCGTCAGCCTCGCACTGGCCCAGACTCGCGACAGGCCCGAGGTGAGACAGCGAATCATGCGCGACCACGGCCACCTCTTGCCACGCCAGCCTGCACAGCAGCCCAGCGTCCGGCTAAACGAGATCATGCACGGCACCGAACCCGGCAGCCAGCTGTGGCGATTGCTGGCCGAACTGGGCATCCAGCACAAGCCCACGTGCAACTGCCTGAGCTTGGCCGAGCGAATGAACGCCTGGGGCGCCGTCGGCTGCAGACTGGCCCGTACCGACATCATCGCCGCGATGCGCACCAACGCCAAAGAATACGGCTGGCTCGACGTCGCCCGCGCCGCCGCCAAGGCCGTCTCGACCGGCATCGCCTGGCGTCTCGACCTGACCGACGTCTACGGCAGCCTGATCGACGAATCCATCCGCCGCGCCCAGTGAGCGGCAAGGCGCTAGCCGCCGGTAAACCAAATGCCCTGTCCACCCTGCCACCGCAACCGACGCCACCGCAACCGCCCCATGACCACCACGATCCAAGACCCCCAACACGCCTTCGCCCGCGTCGTCTGCATCAACCTCGACCGCCGTCCCGACCGTTGGCGTCGATTCGCCGAGGGGCTCCCCGCCGACTGGCCCTGGCCCATGCCCATCCGCATCCCGGCGATCGACGGCCAGCGAGTCAGACATCCCGAGCACTGGACCAGCGGCGGCGGTGCCTGGGGCTGTTATCGCAGCCATCTGCAGATCATCGAATCCGCCCTGAACGACGCCGTCCGCTCGATCCTGATCCTCGAAGACGACGCCCTCTTCCCGCCCGGCTTCACCGCCCGCGCTCTCGACTGGCTCCGCACCGTCCCCGCCGACTGGCAAATGCTCTACCTCGGCGGCCAGCACCTCTTCGCCGCGCGGCACCCGCCCGTCGAAATCCACCCCGGCGTCTACCAGCCCTACAACGTCAACCGCACCCACGCCTTTGCCCTGCAAGGCGACATGCTCCAAGTTGTCTACCATCACCTCCTGCGCCACGACTGGCACCGCCGCAACCACATCGACCATCACCTCGGCCGACTCCATCAGCAGCGCAAACACCGCATCTACTGCCCCGGAGAATGGCTAGTCGGCCAAGCCAGCGGCAAGAGCAACATCAACGGCAAGACGCCCCCCGAACGCTTCTGGCGCCCCGCCGAGCACTTGGCGAGCGGCCGGCGTCAGCCCGCCGGTTCTGCCGCGTCCGCGTCCGCCGACGACCGCCGCTCGTCCCTCCCGCCGCCATCGTGCGTAGCCATCCTCGGCCTACACAGCTCCGGATCATCCGCGCTCGCCCAAGCCCTCTGGCACTGCGGCCTCTGGTTCGGCGAACCCGGCGAGCTGATCGGCTACTGGGGCAAGCACTCGCCCGCCAAGGGCGGCGAGCACAAGCACCTTGCCACCATCATGGAACAAGCCATCCCCTTCCCGGCGACCGACCGTCGTCAGCCCGCCGGTTCCATCCCATCCCCGGCGAGCGGCTGGCGTCAGCCCGCCGGTTCCATCCCCTCCCCGGCGAGCGGCTGGCGTCAGCCCGCTGGTTTTTCCCGCCCCCGTCGCTGGCTCTGGCGCCACCTCAAAGCGTTCATCGAAGCCCGCCAGCGAGAATCTGCAAGCCGCGGTATGCTCCCCGCCATCAAGTATCCCCAGCTCTGTCAAGCCGGCCGTCAACTCCGGTCGATCTGCGGCGACGGCCTCCGCATCATCATCGCCGACCGCCCCATCCAGGAATCCATCGACAGCCTCATTCGCCGGACCAACGCCACCGGCCTAGCCGCCGAGGCGATCGCCGCCCATCAACGCTGGCTCGCCCAAGGTCGCGACGCCCTCGCCGCCGAGATCCCCGACCAGGTGTACCGCGTGGCCTACGACGACCTACTGACCGATCCCGCCGGCCAGCTGGCCCAACTCACCGCTTGGATCGGCCTGCAGCCCACCGCCGACCAACTCGCCACCGCGGCCGGCGCCATCGACCCCAGCAAACGCCACGTAAGCGCCAACCACTGACCAATGACCAATGACATCCCGCCCATCTGGCTCTACTGGGAAGGCCCCAAACCGCCGTTGGTCGACTTGTGCATCCGCTCGATCCAGCGGCACAACCCCACCGCTCGTCTGATCGGCCCCGCCGACGTAGCTGCCATGCCGGCCAGCGCCGAAGTCCGCTCGATCACACGCCCGCTGACACCCGCCTTCCGCACCAACCTCCTTCGCGTATGGCTCATCTGGCAGCACGGCGGCGTCTGGGTCGACGCCGACACCATCTGCACCGCCCCGATCGAACTCGCACCATTGGCCGCCGACCACGACCTGGTAGGCGTCCGCAACCCCGGTTTCGCTGCCCGCGAGACCCCGCTCGGCGGCCGTGCCGGCAGTCCGATCTTTGCCGAAGCGTACCGCCGCTACTCCCACGTCATGCGCACCTACCGCAGGCAAACCCCCTTGAATCGTCTACTGCGTGCCCACATCCCCTTCCCAACCGACCCCAGCAGATCGGTCGAACTTCCCGACCGCCCCTACTATCCGTTCCTCTACCGCAACATTCCGCGAATGATGTGCTGTCGAGGCCGAGGGCTTAACCCCTCCTCCGCCGTTCTTTGGCCGATCAATCACATCGTCTACCGCCGTTTCGCCCGCCACCCCGAGCACCATCTAATGGCCAGCCCCACCTTCCTCGGCCAATGCCTCCGCCACGCCTTCAGGGATTCCGCATGACCAACTGCATCGCAACCCTTGCGATCGGAGACGGAGTGCTTCACCCCAAGTCCCTTGAGTCGTACCAGAGCGCCGCGGAGCGATGGGGCGCCGATCTTGTCGCATTCCGCGAGCCCCTGGCCGACTGCCATTTCTGGTGGCAGAAGACCTTCGCCATCGACCATCTGCTGCGTTACGATCACGTCCTGCAGATCGACGCCGACATGCTCATTGCCGAAGACTGCCCGAGCCCGTTCACCGAGTGCGATCCGGGCCGCCTGGGCGTTTGTCGAGACCTGCAGCATCCCAGGCAGTACCGGCTCGAGCGCTGGCTCTCCAACCAAACCCGTCGCTGGTCAAAGCACCTCGGCCTACGACAACCAGGCGGCCGCCAGTGCATCAACGCGGGGATGCTACTCTACGGCCCACGTCAACTGCTCCCCTGGTTCCGTCTCTGGCGAGCCATCGGCCGCACCCACAAATTCCCCGCCTGGGGCCTCGGCGACCAATCCGTCCTATGCGTCCTCTGCGTCAACTTCCAATTCCACCAGCTGCTCGCCGATCGCTGGAACCAAACCCACGCCAACACGAGCTGGCGCCCCGATCTTCCTAAGTGCATGACCCGTTCCATCTATCACTTCTGCGGCCGCCAGGACCGAGCGGCGAGAATCTCCGGAGTTGACTGGCGGGCCGCCAGATCGACTGTTCAGTAACGACAGGAGTCAGGCGCGCGGATACCGCGTCGCCTGCACTCCTTGGTTCGGCTCGTCGCGCTCATTTCCAGAACTGCCACCATTTCCTTGTGGCCGTAACGGCCCCCCGAGGCGCTTCTTGAACTTTCGCCGGAGCGGTCTGTCGTGTTCGCGAAGAACCCAAGCTCTGCGGGGCATCCAGCAACGACGCGTTGCCGGTTTGCGCAAGTGCCGACCGCACTGACATGCCTCCCCTCGTCGTGGCAGTGCGGTCGGCACCGTGTCCGAGAAGCAGTCTTGCCGTATCAGCATTGCCCCGAAAGGCCGCCCATAGGAGGGGTGTGCCCCCGTCGGAATCCCTAGCCTCGATGTTCGCGCCGTGCTCGACCAGGACACGTGCTACGGAAGTGGCACCAGATGTTGCAGCTGCCGCAATGAGGGGGGTCGCACCTCCACCGAATGCTCTCGCATCCACCTTCGCTCCTCCTTTGAGGAGTTGCTCTGCCGCAGTCGCGTGGTGCCCGTCAACCGCCGCGTGAAGCGGCGTCCATCCTTCCTTGTCTTGTGCCTCAGTGCTGGCGCCTCGGCTAATGAGAAAAGCGATCATCTCTGCCTGGCCGCGATGGGCTGCGGCGTGAAGGGGAGTCCACCCCTCCTTGTCCCGCGCCCTGGCGTCGATCTCAGCTCCGTTGTCGAGCAGCAGCCCTGCGGCGCTGAGCTGGCCGGATGACGCTGCCATATGCAGGGGGGTGGCTCCACCCCTGGACTCCCGCTCGTTCACATCACGTCCCTTGGCCAACAATGCTTGGATTGCCCCAGTATCCCCTTTCGTCGCCGCCAGATGGAGTCCCAGTTCCGCATCGCGTGCTCCAGTCATTGCTGCAAGAGCGCCTTGTGCCTCAGTTGGTCCCGATGAGTTCGATCGCATGACAGCCTCTATCGTCGGGCTTCGTTCCGCTCCACGCGCCCCGGTGATAGCGGCAAGAGCGGCTTGTGCCTCAGCATGTACGGATGAGTCCGCTCGCATGACAGCCTCTATCGTCGGGATACATTCCCCATCACCGGTCGCAGCCAATACGTCCAGGATTGCTCTTCTCACGGGAATCCACCACTCTCGGTTCTTTCTGTCCTCGGCGAGGTGACGCAGAAGATAAACGTGGGCCTTCTTTCCAGCGGTAATGAGCGCAGACTTGGACCGACTCACTTCGTCCGGATAGGAAGATTGGTAGAGTCCGAATATGAGGCGGCCTATGGTCCTCGACGTGCCAATCTCAGCAAACGCTTCGCTCATTACAGACCATCGGTTTCCGTAGTTGTGGGCAAGCAAGAGGATTCTCTCGAATTCCTCTGGAGAGCAAAGTGACCTCAGTTTACCGAGTCCCTTGCACGCCTTGATAATTGATGATGCGAGTTCATAGTCATCCCTTTTCTCGTCTTCACGGACTTCGCCATCGTCCGATATACCCGTTTTACTGGCTGCGAGAAACTCTCGGACCAAGTGACTGAGTTCCTCTGCCCGCCTCTCTTCCGGACCACTCATAGCGACCTCCGTTTCTGTGTGCCGAACCACTGATTTACCGAAACCGGTAATCACCCGACGTATCCGCGATATGCCGCTGAAGTGACACCCTATCGCGACAACCCGTCCCCATGATTGGAGGACGCAACCTCCTGCCTGTCAACAGGTCGCAGCGAAATCCGGACATTCCAAGATCCCTTGATAGGGTTCGGCCCGCGGTCGGATATCGCAGCGACGATACGCGAACTCGCGGTCGGAAAAATCCGGCTCGAAACAGCCAATTTTCGGCCTAGGCGACATCTTGGGACTTTCGTTCAGTGCAGACTGCCGGGCTTGTGAACGGCTATTTCGGCTGCTCTTCGGCGCAAAACGGTAGTCTACCGATTTGCGATTTACCCAACCCCCCAACTAACTATTCATGCGTTCATGTATAAGGTATGCTTGTTCAGATGTCAGGTGGTGCCCGGTTGTGGTGTGATCGGTGATCGAGGAGACCAGAACGGGCATTCCCCTCCAACAGCGTAATCAGGTTTGGGGTCGCTTTTCTAGCGCCCGTCCCACGCAGATATCGGCTCGTAAAAATGACTATCGAGACTTGTGTAGCCTGATATGTTGTTATTACACCAAAAAATGGCATTTTTATTTCACCTAAAGGAACTGCTTTCGCGCAAAATAGTAAACTACCATTTTGCGCAGGGGTGTTACCCACAAAACCCACAAAAACCCGAGTAGTTGTGCATGTCTTTACATACGGGGATTTCCGGCTAAAATACGTGCAGATACCGGGAAAACGCCGGTGTTTAGGTCGAGTCTCAAAGGAGCTTGAGGGCCTAGTGGCCGCAAGGTCGTGCAGGTTCAAGTCCTGTTTCCCGCACTGGTTACGAGATAAGGGCTTACGGCAAATCGCCGTGAGTCCTTTTTCGTTTCTTGGGTTGAAATCGGTGGCAAATCGGTGGCAGGGTGGCAGTAGGATGGCAGTTGAATGGATCTTCTTCAATCTCGTAGTACAGTAGCCGCATGGTACGCGAGCATCTTGATCCGGCGGATAAAGTGACGGCCCCGTCGTCTCCGGCAGTCGTGACTTGTCATGGTGAACGGCACACGCTGTGGTACGTCGTTGATCCGACCGCTCCCGAAGCCGAACAACCAGCCGTAATCCGGACGTTTTCCAGTCGCTCCGCAACCCGCGAAGATGTGCGACGTTTTCTGGGGGGATTCACGCAACGTTCCAGGTGAGACAGCGCTCCCTCCAACCTATCGACGCCCGCAAAACATTCCCGACGTGAGCAGCGCCTGAAGATCTCGGCTGACGACCGACGGCGGAAAAGGTAAAATGGTTGTGGGCGGATGTGGATGTAACCGGCACCGTGGCGACCGAGTGAAGAGTTCCAACGCCAATGAAGCAGCCGGAATTCGCCAAGACCCGTCGCAAGACGGTTTTTTTCAGCATGCTTAGCTCCTGAAATGCGTCATGCATTTGCACAGTTTCATAATAAATGGTACTGTGCATCATCGTGAAGCATGTTTTCGGGCAAGGATGTGACACGCGGCACCCGGCTATACCCGCCATGCGGTATATCGATCGAACTACTTTGCCTGTAAGGTGATGGTATGCAATCTCCCATGTCGATGCTGACGAAGTATTTGAACGAGATTGGGGCATGCGTTACCGTCCCGACACTGGACGCGAAGGCCGCAAAGTCACTTCCGATCTTCGTCAGCCAAATATACGAGTTGCATCGGGCCAACCTGTTTGAGCGTGAATATTCGCTCCTGCTTTGTCGTTGCGAACACCGACCAACCCCTGCCGAAGTCGAAAAGCACTTAAGTCTGGCGCGGACAGCCCTCGGTCCAAACGTGGCATTCGTCTTCATGGCGTTGCCCACCTTTGATCGAAAGCGACTCATCCAGCGTCGGATTCCATTCGTTGTGCCGGGAAGGCAAATTTACCTTCCAGTCGCCCTGATTGACCTTCGAGAAAAACCGAAAGGGGGCCAACGAATTCTGAATGAACCGATGGAACACCTGTCGGCTCCGGCACAGGTACTACTTCTCTATCACCTTCAGATGAAGAGAGATTCCGACGAGTGGCCCCTGAGCAAATGGGCGGACGTTTTGGGATACTCGCGCAGCACACTAACCCGCGTCTACAAGGAGCTATCAATCACTTCACTTTGCAGGACGGTACCCAGTGGTCGGCATGTTACGTTGGCGCTCCCTCGCCTGCGTCGAGAGTTGTGGGAGTCCTCGCTTCCGCATTTGGTAAGCCCGGTGCGAACGCGCTCGCGGGCAAGCATACAGGACAAGAATCTCCAGATGCACGAGGCCGGGATGACCGCGCTCACAAGGCTCACGATGCTCGGCCCAGGTCGTGAGAAGGTGTATGCAATGTCGTCTGCCGCATTTGAGGCAGCACGCGAGGATCGTAAACTCCTCCAGACCGAGTATCCTGAAGAAGGAACGGTCCAGATTGAACGCTGGAAGTACGCACCTGGCCTCCTGTCCCCCGACAGCCAGGTGGTTGATCGACTTTCCCTATACTTGTCGCTGCAAGACGACCGCGACGAGCGAGTTCAGTCCGCCCTCACGGAGTTGTTGGAGCAAATGCGATGGTAGACGGTCTGGAACACTTCTTGATGCACTTTCAGGGATTCGAGAGCCATTTTATCCTCATCGGTGGAACGGCGTGCGATCTGTGGATGGGAAGCGTCGGCCTTGAATTTCGGGCCACGAAAGACCTGGATATCGTTCTGATTGCCGAATCGCTTCCAACAGAATTCTTCGGGCGGTTTTGGACCTTCATTCGTGAGGGGCAGTATGAGAGTCTTGAATGCAGCGAAACACGACCGTCGTTCTACCGCTTCAAGAATCCCAAAGACGCTCGACACCCCCTAATGATCGAGTTGTTCTCCCGTAATTTCCTCCAGATTCCCGACGGCTACCATTTGACTCCTATACCGGCTGGAGAGGACATTTCCAGCCTCTCCGCGATTCTGCTCGGTGACGATTACTTCGGCTACATCGCCAGTTCCCGCATAACGATTGACGGCGTCCCGACGATTCCCGTCCAGTGCTTGATCCCGTTGAAAGCACGTGCATATCTCGATCTTGTGGCTCGAAAAAACAGTGGCGAGCAGATTGACAGTCGCAAGATTACCAAGCACCGCAATGATGTGTTCAGGCTCTATCGGACACTCGTCCCCGATGCTCGTTTCGTGCTTCCAATTCCGCTTCGAAAAGACCTGTCCAGATTCCTTGACAGCCTGCCGCCAGCCTTGCGGGAATGGAAGGACATTCTGGATGCGGTCAAGGGATTGCCGAAGCCTGAGCAGGTGATCGCACAGATTCGGGAGAACTTCGGCATAGGTGGTGCGGTTGATTCCGGGTAATAGCGCAGCCAGGCAAACTTTTGTTTCTTGCGTGGCAATTGGTGGCACCGCGGGACTTGCACGGCAGTTGAAGGGAGTGCCGCCGTTCGCGTTCCTCGTCCGGCCAAAAAATGCCCCTGAGTAGATCCCAGGGGCGGTGCTCAAAAGTCCCGACCATGGTGTCATAAAGTGAGAAGTTCGCGGCGCGAGGTCGGACGGGCTTGCGCGACTTCCCGAGCGATTACGGGCAGTTTCCCGCTTTCCGCCATCCGGCCGCCTGAGCTTCTTGTTCGGTACAGAACCAACGCTCGCCTGCCGACTCGTCGATCGTCGTCTTGGCATAGCTGCCACAGCCTTCGACGTGGTAAATCTTTTCTTTGTTCGACGAGATGTTGCCCTTGATGGTACAGGCACTGCTGGCGGTGGCCGGTGAACTGGAAACGGGCGCAGCGGCGGGCCCGGAATCAACGGAAGAAGCGGAACGTGGAAGCTCGGGCTGGTTGTCGCGGAGTAGCCGCCAGACGATCCAGACCACGTCCTTGCGGGTCATGCCCACGGAAACATCGACGTTCGTCTCGAACAAGACGGAATTCGCTTGCGCGTGCCGGAGGTATCGCTGGTACCATTCGCCGCCGGCGCTGGCATCGCCGTCAAAACCGAGCGCGACGTACGCCATTTTGAGAGCTTCGGCGAAGTTGACTGGCTGACCTGGCTTGAAGGTGCCGTCTGGGTAGCCTTGGATGATGCCGCTGTCCTTTGCGTAACGGACGTATGGTGCATACCACGCGCCGGGCTCCACGTCTGAAAAGGTGGAGGCAGTCTCGCCGGACGTTGCGTCGATGCCTTTGGCGGCCAAGACGATTTTCAGAAACTCGGCTCGGTTCACCGTAGCCTCCGGTTTGAACGTGCCGTCGGGATATCCGCTCAGCACGCCGCTGTCCTTGCCCCAGCGGATTGCCGCCCGGTACGGATGCACGGCGGGAACGTCGGTGAACTCCAGGGTGCTGTCACAGGCGGCCCATAGTCCCCGCCTTGCTGCTCTCGCTTCCTGTTCCAATCCGTTGTAATCCGTCAGCAGGGGATGTGAATACTGCTTGTAGCTGTGTGCATAGCCGTCTCGGGCGTGTCGATACCGATGATGCGGACGGTCTCGCTGGTGCCCTCGATATCGATCTTCAATGTATCGCCGTCAATTATCCGCTGAACCTGCACGGAGCCGGTCGGCGTGAGGTCGGCCTTGGCCATCGGACCGGAAAATGGCAGCAGTGCGATGGTGACGAGGCTAACGACGGCGAGCTGCCTTGCTGTGCGACGGAACATAAAACGAGGGGGAATGAATAGAAGCGGCCACAACTGTAGACGAGCCGGACGCCAAATCGCAAGGCACTCCCGGGACGTGGCCACGGTCTTTGTGCTTCGGCCGGGTGCCACCGCTCCCCTCCCCTGCTCGCGGCCTCTTCGGTGTAGCACGGCGCATCCCTTGGCCGTCAAGGTCGCGTCCGGGGGAACCGGCGCAAGAAGTTCGCGGCGCGGTCGCTTGCGAACTTGCGCGGTTCCACGCTGTGCTCCCCTGCTCTCCCTTGACGGCGGGATGCTCGTGCTGCTTGGACGCGATGCCGCTTGGCATTCCTTTCCCCTTTCCGCTTATGCCTGACCGCTCAGCACCGGCGCGTACCGCTACATCCAAACGCACAACGCCTCGTCGGATCTATTCCACATTTCCCACTCCCCACATGCACTATTGCACGTTTGTCATCATCGGCGCCAAGGGCGATCCGGATGCGCTCGTCGCCGGGGCACTGGCACCGTTTGACGAAATGTTGGCCGTGCCGCCCTACCGCGAGTACCTCCAGCCGTTTGATATCGAGCGGATGGCGTCGCATTACAAGCTCGATCAGAACAATCTGAAAGCCTTGGCCGAGCGGATGAAAGACTGGACCAATCGGCCGGGAGGCGTGGACGAACGCGGCCTGTATTTCACCACGACGTCCAATCCCGAGGGTCGCTGGGATTGGTTCGAGATCGGCGGCCGTTGGAACGGTTTCCTGAAGGGTGCCAGCCGAAATGTGATCAGCACCCGTGCGCTGCGGAAGTCGCCGAAATTAAAAGACCTGCTCCCCTACTACGTGCTGACGCCGGACGGCACGTGGCTCGAACACGAACGGTACGTGCCCGATCCGCATTCGATCGGACACTTCGACACCAAGCCGGATGAACAGTGGCTGGCCGAAGTGATCGAGACGCTCGAACAATACCCGGACAGTCGCGTGGTCTGCGTGGACATCCATTGCTGACGAGCGGCGCCGGGACTCGTGCGGACGCAGGGCGACGGGCGGGTTCCGGCAATCCCCTACTCCTTTCCCCCAATTCATCATGCCCAAATCCCTTGTGACCTACGTGGATTCAGTTCTCCGCGAAACGGTGGTCGAAGCGGATTGCGCAGAAGCTGCCGAAGAGGTTGCCCGCCTGCAGATGGAACGTGCCGAGCACCACCACGCGTGCGATGCTTGGAATGACGACTGGGCGGTCGATCCGTACCGCCATGCACCGGTGATCAACCGGCGCTGCTTCGAGTGCTCCGAGATTCGCCAGTAGTGTGACCGCGCACGGGCCTTGTGCCGGATTGCCGGAGGGGCCAGTCCCCTCCTCCGCCGGTCGGTGGAAGGCCGGGTGGAACCCCTGACGTGATGCACGCGGAATCATTCCCAGCCCGTGCGCAAGCCGAAGTGCAAAACGGCCGCCCATCCCCTCTCGGATCGGGAGCCCTTCCGGATGGTCTCGGCGGGTCGCGGCGGCAGGGTTGCGGAATGGTTCCGTGACCCTCCGCGACGGTACCCTTGGAAGCCAGTCCCCTACCCCGCTCTGGCGACCGCCGGCAGGGTGCTGGATGGGTGCCGATACGGTGCCGTGACAGGTGCCGTGGAAGGGTTGCGGAAGGGCTGCGAAACCCCGTCGAAAACGTACCGCCGAAAGGCTGTCGGAACGTTGCCGGCGCGGTAGGGGAGGCTGCCGCCGGAACGGTGCCGGCAGGGCTTCCGATAAGGGCGCGGAATGCGCTCTGGCAGCGGCTTTCCGTGGTGTCGGTACCCTCGCGGAAAGTCATCGGTAGGTCGCCTTGGTATGGCGGCGGTAGGTTCTCAAATGCTCTTCCCAAGGGGGTGTCAGGTGGAGTACTGTCCGAGCCGTCATTCCCCACCTGCTTATGTCGAAATTTCTGACGGTCGCCGAGGCGGCAAAACTGATCGGCAAATCGCCCAGTTCGATCCGCCGAAGAACCGCCAGATCGAGACGCAGAACGAATTGCTCAAGGGGTTGAGCGAGCGGCTGCGGGAGGGGAACATTCTGATCGGCTCGCTCCAGCAGCAGCTGGCCCTGCCCGAAGCCGCTCACCACCAGCGGCAAGACGTGGTACAGTCATCCGCCGAGCCGATGCGGGCGGAGGAGGGGATTGCGACTGAGCCCTTGAAGTCCGAGAACCCCGAGAAGTCCGTGAAGGCCAAGGCGAAGAAGCGGGGGGTGTTCCGCCGCCTGTTCCGCCGCTAATGCCCATGTCCACACTCGACGCCACCAGCGGCACGCCCCAGGCAGCGACGGACCAGCGGTACCGCCTGCCGGGCATCACGCGCGAGGGGATTGCCCAGTTGTCGCTGTTGGAGACGGCCCTCTGGCCGTTGCGGGGCGGGGTGGTCGAGGGTGGGACGTTCGAGACGGCCTACTCGTTTGCCGAGCAGGGGCGGTCCCGCGAAGCCCGCGTCAGCGTCTACTCGCCGCACGGCTTGCAGTCGGTGGACGAGTATGTGCTGTGGGGACTGCTGGGGATCTGCTTGTCCCGCAAGCAGCCGGAGCCGACGCTGCTGGCCACGCCGTATTGGATTATCAAGCGGCTGGGGATGTCTTTGGGCGGCTGCCAGTACGATCAGTTGCGGGCCTCGCTGGAACGGCTGGCGGCTGTCGCGTATCAGAACACGGCGTTTTACAATCCGGTGACGCAGCAGCACGAGCGGCTCACGCTGCATTTCTTCTCGAGCTTCCTGCCCACGCGGGGCCGGGGAGGGCCGGTGGATGCCGAGCGGGCTTGGCGGATCGAGTGGTCGCCGATGTTCTTCTCGATGTGTCAGGCGACGGGCGGCTCGCTGCTGTTTGATCTGGATCTGTACCGGCAGCTGAGCCCGGGGGCGCGGCGGTTGTTCTTGAAGCTAAAGGATCGCTTCTGGCGGTCGAAGCGGGTGTTTTTGAATGTGGATGACTTGACGATCCACGGGCTGGGCTTCTCGGCGGATCGGCCGCTGAAGAAGCGGAAGTTCGATCTGACGGCCTGCATCCGCGAGTTGTTGGAGCAGGGGATTATCGAACTGGGCCGGGGACAGAGCGGGCCGCAGGACTTGTTTCTCAAGCGGGGCAAGGGGTTGTACGTGGTGCAGTTCTTCGCGGGGCCGTATTTCCGGCAGCCGCTGGCAGAACGCACGGTGAAGAGTCAGCAGAAGATCGGCGACGATCCGCTCTACGAGCCGTTGCAGACGATCGGGGTCGACGAGGCGGGCATTCGCCGGCTGTTCAAGCAGTACAGCAGGGGACTGATCCAACGCTGGATTCGGATTACGGATGCGGCCCTGCACGAGAAGCCGCGGGGCTTTCCGGGATTTCGGTCGTCTCCGGCGGCGTTTCTGATCGACGGCATCCAGAACGAGCGGATGCCGCCGGACTGGATCTTTGCGCACGAGAAGGAGGCGAAACGGCGGCAGTGGGAGGCGGAGCGGGCGGCGGGAGCCGCTGGCGAGCAGGTGTTGCGGGATCGATATGCGGCAGAGCGTTCCGCGGCGTTGCAGGCGTTCTTGCACGGTCCCGACGGCCGCGCCCGGTGTGCGGCCTACGCACAGGGCTTTCTGGACTTTACAAAGCGTTTGTTTAGCAAAGAGGGGAGCGGGCTGCGGCCCGCCTGCTTGATATTCATTCGATACGACGAAGGGGCGGACTGCAGGAGCAGTCCGCACGAGCCATGCGACTCGAAGGAGAAAGAAGGGCGATCGGGCGGCGATAGGTGGGACGGGGGGAGAGTGGTCCGCCGCGCCGCCGGAAGTCATCGCCGGTTGGTCGCCGGGCGGTCGCCTCCCATGGCGGTCGGCAGCAGGCGATTGGCGCGCAGAGCGCGACCGTCGACTCGGCTTGGGAAAGCCGCGGAGAGTGCCACGCTGCGAGGGGCAGAGCGTCGCGGGCTTCGCCGCGACAGGCGGGTGTCCGACTCGCTGGCATTCGTTCCTCATGACCGACGCGGCTACCACCCGCCTGTCGCGGCCTCCTATCGTCGGCCCGCGACGCCTTGCCCGCACTACACAGGCCCCGCGGCCTGATCGACCGCACAGCGGACAACGCCCACGGCTACTCGCCGTGGCGATCAACACCACCACTCGCCACGCGCGTCCCGGTGCGTCCGTGCCGCAGGCACGGCGGGACGCGAGGCGGCTTCAACTCGCTGCGCCGCAGGCGAGCAGGGCGTCTGCCTGCTGCCGCGTCAGGCTTTCCGGCTGCTTGCCGGCATAGGCGCCGCCGTGCATCGACGGCGACCAGGCCAGGCGGACGTCGAGTTGCTGCTGGGCGAAGTACCAGAGGGCTTCCTTGGCGCCATCCACGCCGGTCGGCTCGCAGTCGAACATCAGGGTCACGCGGTTGCCGCCGATCTGCTTGGCCCAGCGGGTGATCTTTTCGCCTTGCGCTTCGGTCATCCGGTTGGACATCAGCCCCAGGGCCGGCACGCCCAGGTTGTCCAGGCCGATGACGTCGTTGAAGCCTTCGACGAGGATCAAACCGTGCTGGGCCAGAAAATCGCGGTAGCCGGGCTCCTTGAGCCGCGAGGCGTGTTGACCGAACAGTTCCTGGCCGCGATGAAAACCTTTGGGGAAGCGGTGCTTGCCCGGGGGCGGTATGCCGACGCGCTGGGCGGGGGACAGGCGGGCGAAGTCCTGCTCTTTCTCTTCGTAATGCACGTCGCGGCCGGCCCAGGCGAGAACTTTGCCGTTCTCGGCCAGGATGGGATACACGATGCTGCCGCGGAGGCTCCAGCCGCGTTTGTCGCCGCCGCCGTCGTTGGGGAGATAGCCGCAACGCCATTTCTCCATCGACTCGGGAGAAAGGCACCCGTGGCGGCGGACGTAGGCCGCCGCGGCCGGGTTCATGTCGGCGACGTCGGCGATGAATTTCTCGTCGATGCTACCGAATCGATGTAGCCAGGTCGATTCATGATGTTTGGGGGAGAGGCGGTCGGAGTGTTACCGTGCTGCGACTAGCATGTCCCATGCCGTTGTCATCAGCAAGCGTGATGCGGAGGTGTTGAGCCTGCTCGAAATGACGCCGGCTACAGCTGCGCATCTGCAACAGGCGAGCGTGACGTTTGTCGGCGAGCCGTTCCGCGACGAGCGGCGGGTGCGTGAACGCATGCAGGCGCTGGGCGAGGCGGGGTTGGTGCAGGACTTTCCGGCGGCGGTGGCGGGTGGGGGACTGCGGCACTAACCAGGATTGGGTGCTGCGCGGGTGGCGCGAGGGCGGACGGCGGGAGCCGCGGCCGGCGTTTCGCGTGGTGTTTTTGACGCGGGGGGTGAACCGGGCGAATCACATGCTGTGGCTGGCCCGGCAGTGCGCGCGCAATCCGGATCGGCGGCTGGTCTATGCGGCCA